TATAATATATTTCACGAACTTTTCAGCAAAAATGAGGTGGTGCCCTTGTCTGTAATCAAAAGCAAGCGCTCTACGTCCGACATGGAGTTTCTGGCGACCGCAAGGAAGTTAGAAATTTACACGATTCAGAAATGCGTGAATTTCCCGAAGCGATACACCTTTTATGTATCACAGCCCTTGGCTGCTGCGGCGACGCGCATTTATGAGGACGTGAAACGCGGTAACAGCATCTATCCGCTCAATCAGCATGAGGTCCAGATCAGGCGCGACTACTTCCTACACGCCAACGCTGAGCTTCAGAGCATGATTTCCCAGCTTGAGGTGGCGCAGGAGCTGTTCGGTATCGAAATGGATACCCTGAAATACTGGATGGACATTGTAGATACCGAAATCCGGCTCGTGAAAGCCGTACTGAAAAGCGACAGGGCACGGTACAAAGACCTGCCCTGATAAGATCATAGGTTAAGCGCTGCACAAATTGCCAGTTCTTCGACGAGGTTGACTTCCAACTGGTGGCTGCGGTCGCCTGAGGCGTCCGGCTCGTCGTCTTTCGCCAATGTGAACAACAACGGTAACAGCAACAACAACAACGCGTCCAACTCTTACGGCGTGGCGTTCGGCTCCTCTCGTGCCAGACAAAGTAACCTTCGGGGTGAAATCCGTGCAGAGTGGAGAGAAGGAGCGCTTGACCTTCCTGCAAAGGTAAATATATGCCCTGATGCGTCCGGGCGGACGCTGCTTGCATGGTACGGATTGCAGGTCATTCCGTATTTCATGCCCGGTGACGCTACGTGCCTATTGCAACCTGCCGACAGGCATACGGGGCAAGCGAGGTTTCTTATGACAAGTGAAGAACGTAGAGAAGCAAGGTATCAACGCCGCGCTGCCGCACGGCGAGCAAAGCGGGACGCCGCCTGCGCCGAGCACGATAATTACGACGAGGTGTTCAGCTATAAGCACCTCTATCAATCGTACAAGTGCTGCCGTCGCGGCGTGTCGTGGAAGGCAAGCGTACAAAAATACACGGCCAATGCGCCGCTGAACATCCTGCACACATACAACCAGCTCGCAGCCGGGAAATTCAAAAGCCCCGGCTTTTACGAGTTTGACTTGTATGAGCGCGGGAAGCATCGTCATATCCGCAGCACAGTCATAAGCGAGCGTGTTGTCCAGCGGTGCCTGTGCGATAACGCCCTTGTGCCGGTCCTTGAGCGTACCTTCGTCTATGACAACGGCGCGTCCATGAAGAACAAGGGCTACGATTTTGCCGTGCGCCGGATCACGCAGCACCTCCACGAGCACTACCGGAAATACGGCAACGAGGGCTATATCCTGCTATTCGATTTCTCTAAATTCTTCGACAACGTTTCCCATGAGGTCGTGAAAGCGATCCTGCACAAGGAGTTCACCGACGAACGGCTCCTTACGCTCACAGAGCATTTTATCGACGCTTTCGGCGATAAGGGTATGGGGCTGGGCAGTCAGATCAGTCAGGTGCTGGCCCTCGCCTCTGCAAACCGTCTTGACCACTACGTCAAGGAGGTTTTGCAGGTGCGCGGCTATGGCCGGTATATGGACGACGGCTACCTGATCCACCCGTCGAAAGCCTATCTTCAAAACTGCGTGGTGCATATCCGGGCGATATGCGCCGAGCTTGGCATTACCCTGAATGAGAAGAAAACGCAGATCGTCAAGCTGAGCCACGGCTTTTCTTGGCTGAAGGTACGTTTCTTCATCACAAAAACCGGCAAGGTCGTTCGGAAAATCTATAAGCGCAGCGTCACGAAGATGCGGCAGAAAATGAAAAAGCTACACAGGAAATACCTGTGCGGCAAAATGACCTTCGCGGACATCTACGCGACGTGGCAAAGCTGGCGCAGCTATGCCGCGCGATTCAACGCATGGCACACCATTCAAAACATGGGCGCACTGTACACCAACCTTTTTATAAACAGCAAGGAGGACTGCTATGGTCTACTTCAAAATCCTGTCTGCTGACGGCACGGTCAAAAGCGTAGAAGCGCTTGCCGATCCCGTCTACGTCTGTTGGCAGACCCGCAACGGCATTCTTATCCGGTGCGACAAACGGGACGCGCAGGGCGTCATGTCCGGCGACGGGAACACAATCTATCAGCTTCAGGGGAAGCAGCTAAGCGGCGTTGAGAGTGACGAACTTCTCAGCGCCGTTTCTATTACCCTTGCAGAATATGAGGAGCTTGCGGCACAGGTCGGCACCACGGACCCCGACGACGATACGCCGGTCAATCCGCCCGACGACCCCGGAACGGAAATCCTCACCCGCGCGCAGCTCACCGAAAAGGTACTGGCCCTTGAAGACGAGCTGGCAGCGGCAAAAATCCTGCTGGGGGTGACGGACGAATGACGCTGAAAGCCCTCGCACAAAAACTGCGGCCCCTGATCGAAACCGCAGCACAAAGCCTTGATGACACGACCGCCCTTGAGGCGGTCGAACTTTTTCCGGCGTGGAAGACCGGCACCGTGTACACAACGGGGCGACGGGTCCGACATGGCGGGATTCTTTATACCGTTTTGCAGGATCACACCGCGCAAGACAGCTGGACGCCCGATGCGGCACCGTCCCTTTTCGCAAAGGTGCTTATCCCTGATCCCGACGTTATCCCCGAATGGGAGCAGCCGGACAGCACCAACCCTTACAAGAAGGGGGATCGCGTCCGATTTAATGGAAAGGTTTACGAGAGCCTTATAGATAACAATGTGTGGTCGCCTTCTGCTTATCCTGCCGGTTGGAGGGAGGTGTCCGCATGACCCTGAAGGATCTTCTTCTGGGCGGCAGCGGCGGTCTGTTCGCGCTGCTGACCATCCTGCAAATCAGCCCCATCAAGATCAACCCGTGGTCTGCGCTGGCCCGCTCGATTGGCCGGGCGCTCAACAAAGATGTTCTGGACCGGCTCACCACTTTGGAGGTCGAACAGAAGGAAATCAAATCGGAGCTGGCCGCCCAAAAGGCGCTTTCCGATAAGCGCGAGGCCAACGGCTGGCGAGCCGACATCCTCCGCTTCAACATGGAGCTTGTCGAGCATACGCGGCACACGCGGGAGGACTACATCGAGATTTTGGACGTCATCGACAAGTACGAAAAATACTGCGACAGCCACAAGGACTACGAAAACAACCGTGCCGTCCATGCAATCGCCAATGTTGAGCGCTGCTACGACGACCGGCTGAAAAATAATGACTTTGCATAAGGAGGAAATCACTATGAACCCCAAAACCGAAACCACCATCGAAACCACCGAGGCGGAACTGACCGCCGAAGCTCTGGACGAGCTTTCCAACAACAAAGGGGAGGACTAAAACATGAGTTACACAAATTCACCGATGGTGAGCTACACGAAGCTCAGCCCGAACCACAGCGGGCAGCGTACCCACAGCATCGACCGCATCACGCCGCACTGCGTGGTCGGCCAGTGCAGCGTGGAGACGCTGGGCCGCATCTTCACGCCGACCTCCAAGCAGGCCAGCAGCAACTACGGCATCGGCCTTGACGGTCGTGTCGGTATGTACGTTGAGGAGAAAAACCGCAGCTGGTGTTCCTCCTCCAATGCCAACGACCAGCGGGCCGTCACTATCGAGTGCGCCAGCGACAGCACAGAACCGTATGCGTTCAAGGATGTGGTCTATCAGACCCTCATCAAGCTCTGCGTGGACATCTGCCAGCGCAACGGCAAAACCAAGCTGCTTTGGCTGGGCGACAAGGACAAGACCCTGAATTACACCCCCAAGGCCGACGAAATGATCCTGACCGTCCACCGCTGGTTTGCCAACAAGAGCTGCCCCGGCAACTGGATGTACGCCCGCATGGGCGATCTCGCCGCGAAGGTCACTGCGGCGCTGGGCGCTGCGGCGAAGCCCACTACCCCTACCACTCCCAGCACCATCAAGAAGGGCGACGTCGTGCGCATCCTGTCCGGCGCGACCTACTACAACGGCAAGGCTGTCCCGAACTGGGTAGCCGCCAAGCAGTGGATCGTCCGCGAGATCAGCGGCGACCGCGCCGTCATCGACAAGAGCGTGGACGGCAAGAACGCCATTTGCAGCCCGATCAACGTCAAGTTCCTGTCCGTCGTGGGCGGGACGGCTACACCGACGCCCAGCTTCAGCGCGTACCGCGTGAAGATCACCGCCAATGCTCTGAACATCCGCAAAGGCCCCGGCACCGGCTACGGTACGAACGGCTGCATCCGTGACCAC